ATAATTACTTTTCAGGATGGCACATTTAAAGATTTACAAGCCTAAACAAGACAACGTAGTTAAATTAATGGTTTACCTTAACTCTATTAAAAATGGCGGTAAAAAAGATAAGTGAATTTCCACAAGCAAACAATGTAAATAACCTAGACTTAGTATTAATCAGTCAGGAGGACTCAGGAAACTACGTTTCAAAGTATGCTGAAAGTTCAGCTTTACGTTCAATTGGTGCATATACGTTTGTATGTGGTATTAGTCAAACTGGTACTTCAGCTCCTAGCTTAACGGATAACTTTAATAACTACGGGTCATCTCCTGTAGCTAGTTATATTGGCGTTGGTGAGTATGAAATAGCTGGTTTTGATAACTTACTTACTACAGCTACTCACATAGAGATTAATCTAAACGCATTGCCTACAACAGACCATATAAGAACGGACTATATAGATAGTGACACAATAAGAATTAGAACTACAGTTTCAGGAACGCCAGCAAATGGAGTAATGAATGTTAACGGATTGTACTTAAAAGTAACTACGTACATATAACAAAACACGGATTATTAGTTAATTAATTATGAGTGACGGAATAGAAAATACAATAGGTTGGGGTCAAGGAGATACAAATAATACAATAGGTTGGGGACAAGCTCAGGAAGCATGGTGTGAGATAACACCAGCTCCACCAACTCCAGTAGGAGCAACCTTGATGAAGACAGGGCAAACCACTTCATACCGTACAGGTGATGACGGGGATTTAGAAGCTGGTAGAGCAACTTCATTTACTGTACTTGCAAGTAACAATCCATTCGGAAACACGAACAGATTCACGAATGAGTTAGGCGGTCAGACATATACAAATAACATTGTTATTGATTGGTCAACTTATAACGGTAGTAATGTGTTAGGGTATTATACAGGCTCATTAAGTGTTAATAGGGTTTTTGATGCAGCAATTGATTGGGGATTAAATTTATCAGTTGGTTTATTTACTTCTGGATGGAGGCTTTTAAACAGAAAAGAACTTGACAATATACTTTGGGATGGTGGCATTTCAATTGCTGACAATTTAAATTATAATCCTTTTAATATTGGAACAATAAATATCGGAACATCAACAAATTACTCAACAACTTGGATAAATAGGGCAACAACTGGAGGGGTAGTTACTACTTCAAAAACAACAGCTTTAAGAACTATTGCTATACGCACATTCACAGTAACAGGAACAACTTTAACATAAAAAAAAATATGGCAACTTATAAATTTGAACAGTTTAACGTAGAGATAGTCAACCCAACAGTAGAGGTTGTAAACGTAGCAGATGCAATTAACGCAAAAACGTGTAGTGTTGACGTAGTTCTAACTACTGATAGCGCAGAATTTGGAGTTAACTTGCAAGGGTTTAATTATACTGATAACTGGACAGATGAGGAGATTATCCTTTGGGTTAATGACGTAGAACTACCGAAGTACGAGATATGACACTAACTGTATTACTTGACACAATCAAAAAACACGGAGCTGTCGGTGTTTTGGCAGCATGGTTATTCTACACTAACGAAAGGCTAAACGAAGTTGAACGTGAGCTGTACAGATGCTACGACAAATATCAAATATCAACGGATGTAAAAACACGAACACCTAACCACTCTACTTACTACGCAGTACTACCAAAAGAAACATCTGTTAAACGTAAAAAAGCGTAATTAAATGGTAAGAAGCTACAAAGACAAAGAGCTTTTAGATAGAGTTAAAAGCCTTGTTAATTTTCAGTATGTTCCGCATGACGTTTGGATTCTAGGAGTAAGGTCTAACGAAGACACTACAGACGCATACGATGATAAGTTCTACGTGTTTAAAGGTGAGCAGTTTTTAATGGTAGCTGCTGGAACTACAAACAAAGGTTTAAAAGGAACTGCTGTTATGATGGCTGATATGTGGCACTACGATTGTTATCGCTACGGACTGCATAAAGGCAAGATGCCAGCTCTACGACAAGTAAAAGGCATTCCTTACACAAGGGATTTTGATAAAGACGGTAAAACGGATGTTGTTGGCGAAGTATATACCAATAATATATACATGAACTTTCACGGCTCTACGTACAACTTTGGTTCAGCTAATGTATCTCCTAAAATTGGTGGGTGGTCAGAGGGATGTCAAGTAGTTCAGAACAACGCACACTACGAAAGAATCATTAAACTCTGCAAGAATCAAAAGAGCGTATCTTACTGCCTAATAAATGAATTTTAACGCACTCTACATATTTTTCGGTATATTGCTTCCGAATTATTTTAACAACCTTTTAAAACGCTTAAAAATGGCTAAGAAAAAGAAAAAAGACTTAGAGGTCAATATCGACACTAAGAACATCGACATTAAGATTTCACGAAAAGACGGTAAATTCAAAGCAGAGATAGACACTCCTATCATTGATGCAGAAATAACAAAAGACGAAGAAAACGGACTTGACGTAGACGTAACAGTAGACGAGAAAGCTCCAAAAATATTAGGTAATATCATAGCTCGTATTATTCGCAAAGCTAGAGGCTAATGCAAGTTATAAAGCACTCTCGTAACATCCACGAATTAGTAGTAGATGGTAACGAGGCACAGGTAGCTATGTTATCTGACATCCATTGGGACAATCCTCACTGTGACTGGGATTTACTCAGTAAACATCTTGACTACTGCGTAAAGCACAACATTCCTGTAATGGTAAACGGGGACTTTTTTTGCATGATGCAGGGGCGCGGCGATAATCGTAGAAATAAATCTGATATTCGACCTGAACATAATAACGCTAGGTACTTAGATTCTATCGTAGAGACTGCTGTAGAATGGTGGTCACCTTATGCTCATATTTTGACAGTGTTAGGCTACGGAAACCATGAGACTGCGATAATTAAGTTTCAGGAAACAGACTTACTACAGCGATTCGTTGACCTACTTAACTATAAGAACGGTTCTAACGTACATACTGGAGGTTATGGTGGTTGGTTTTTTATACGTCAGAATGTAACAACTACACAACGCAAATGTACTAAGGTTAAATACTTTCACGGCTCAGGCGGTGGTGGTGTAGTTACTAAAGGAGCTTTGAACCTTACTAGAGCGTTAGAGATGTTTGAGGGCATGGATGTGTTTACTATGGGTCACATTCACGAGAACGCTGCTAGAAATGACGTTAGAGAGCAAGTGCAGACACATTCAAAAAGCGGACATTCTGTAGAGCATAAACGTATTCATTTAATGCTTACAGGAACGTATAAAGAGGAGTATCAGGATGGATTTAGCGGATGGCACGTTGAAAGAGGCGCACCACCAAAGCCATTAGGGGGCAGAATATTAAAGATAAATACACCTTTTCACGAAAAAACAATCGTAGATAGCACTCAGTTTCCAATTTAATTGTATATTTGACCATTCCAATTTTTCATAGATTCTTGCTTTAAGCCCCTAGAAATAGGGGTTTTTTGTTTTCTGATAAAAAAAAATGTTGAAAAAGTTTGATTTTTTGTTGATATATCAAAATAAGTATTATATTTGCATATAACAATTAACGAAAAAACAAGAATTATGGAAGCAGAATTAAACACAGAAAGACAAATCGTAGCAGACGAAATCAGCAATTTAAAAATAATGATTGCAGAGTTATCAAAATACGATAGCATCTCCGCTCAGTTTCAAGCAGAAGATTTTACTCAAATCTTAAACGCTAAAATCGAATACAGAAAGACATTATATTAATCAATACGAGGGGTGCGACTCGGTTAACGCACACTTTTAAAATCAAGAACTATGAAAAGACGAGTATTTTTAGCATGGGTAATCCTTACAGTATTAATTGGTTTAATTGAGCAGATATGACTTGTTTAGATTGTCAAGGAGAAGGTAGAGTAGAGTACCTTAAAGAATGTGGTAGGTCAGCATCTGACTGCTGCGGTGGATGTTTCCAGACTGAAAAATGTGAAACGTGTTATGGTTACGGAGATGTCACAGCGGATTTAGGTGACGAACTAGGACAACGCTACGAAGACATTATTAAGTCAGCATCTGTTAACTATGCAGCACACGAAAAGCTGATTGAGAGCTTAGAAAACGAATTATTTGAACACCTTAAATACGAAAGATACAGATGAAAAAGATAACCATGAGAAAGTACCACATAACGTACTTTTTAAAACGAGGCGATTTAAACGCTTCTGACGAGACTTTACTAAGTGGGATAACTATAGATGCCACAGACGTACTGAAAGCCGTTGAGATGTACTCTAAATTAGTTATTCAGGATGCTTTACCACCACTTACAGAAATTAAATACATTATTGAGCTATGAGACTGATGAGATTCTTTAGACGCTGGATGTTTAAACACAGCGCAGATAACGTTACCGAGTTTGTGATAGTTATTAAAGACAAGGAACTAGCTCATGTAAGGGTTGAAAAAACGAATGACAAGAATGTAACCACTCATTCGTTGTATATTGATGGTATTTTAATCAAAGAATTAATTTCCTCAATAAGTGAAGATAGAAAAGCGAATAAATTTTTAAATAAAATATGGCACAGATGAAAGATAGCATAGTAGAAAGCGTTAGAGACAAGTACAAAGAGCGCTCAGAAAAAGGTATTGAAAAGTACGGAAAGACGTTAGACCGAAATGACCTACTGGTCAAGGAGTGGTTGAACCATTTACAGGAGGAACTTATGGATGCTACTCTTTACATTGAGAAGTTAAAAACTAAAATAGATAAGTGATGTTAGACAATCAAATTAAAATTGTGGCGAGTGTTTCGATACTGCCAGTGATAGCAGACTTCCTTGAAGACCTAGTAGAGGGCAGAGAGTTTGAAAGAAGTGCAAAGATGCACGTTAACAACTTAATTGCTCAGATTAGAAAGTTAGATGACCGTGTTTTAAACGGTGCTAACATGGAAGCAATGGAGCAGCAGATAGGAATCCAACAGGCATTTCGCCAGTGGGTTTTACAAAATGTAGAACACAAATTGTAGAATTATGACAGCAGATTTAGCTTTATTCTTTGGTGCATTCTGTTTAGGTGTATCAGTAGGTATGTGGATGGGTATGAAATTTTGGGAATATTTTGGAGGAGATGAAGACAATAAATAGTGATAAATCAAAGGTGAGTAACGCAATTACTTTAATAGATAAATACAACTTGTCAAGCAGAAGCAGAAAACGTGAGCTGGTAGGTATGAGGAGTTATATAATGTTCAAGCTAAGAAGTTTAGGAATGTCACTTGAAGCAATAGGTAAACTGTTTGACAGAAACCATGCTACTGTGATTCATGCAATTGAAAAGCATAGAACGTACACTCAAGTAGGTGATGTCATTTACAGGACAGACATAGCGCAAATAAAACACGATTTTATAGCTATGAACAAGAACATACAATCCAATATATTCGATGACGTTATTAGTGCTAATGACTACACAGACTTATTAGTAATCAAGCAAAAAATACACTCAGGTGTTTACTTGACATAAAACAAATTAGAAAATAATAGTTATATTTGCAAACGGTTCGCTTCCACAATATAGAACCAAAAAAAGTTATTGACCCTGTCAATGAAGTAGAAGTGGAAGCCTACGGATTTGATAGGGTTTTTTATTACTTAAAATTTAAAACATGAACATTTTAGAAAAAGCAAATGAAATTGTTAATCTTAGAAAAGAAGAGAAAGAAAGACAATATGGACCATTTGAAGAAGGTATGCAAAGAGCAGCTAGTATTTTATCAGGAATGACAGGAATTAATGTTGATGCTACTTTTATGTATAAGGCATTAGTTGCATTAAAATTGTCTAGAGAATCTTACAACCATAAAGAAGACAATCTCCTTGATGCTGTTGCGTATTTAGGTTCATTAAATAATTATTTAAATAATAAATTATGAAAAGCAAATTTAAAAATGCAAATGAAGCATTCAGATATTTTTACAGATTAATTGATTCAAAAGGTTTAGAAAAAAATGAAACAAAAGAAATGTATAATATAGGTTTTTATATTTTAAACCCAGAAGATAATGTGATTACTTGTGAAAATAGAAATTTTAATTTAGAATATGCGGAATATGAATGGCAATGGTATTTGAGTGAAAATCCTAATGCAGAAGCAATTTCTAAACGAGCTAAAATTTGGAAAAATCACATGGACAATAATGGTAATGTAATGTCCAATTATGGATGGCAATGGAACAGAAATCATCAATTGGAATTTATAATTGACATGTTAAAAAAAAATAAAGAAACTCGTCGAGCTGTACTTTCAATATATGATGCTAAAGAAATTGGAAAATATAAATATGACACTCCATGTACTAATAGTATTCATTTTCAAATTATAAACAATAAATTATGTATGACAGTAAATATGAGATCAAACGATTTATGGTTTGGATTTTGCAATGACCAATATTGTTTTTCTAACTTGCAAAAGATGATTTCTAATGAACTTTATATTGGTTTAGGATGGTATTATCATTTTACATCAAATATGCACTTGTATAATCAATTTTTAAATAAACAAATATGAAACTAACTAATGAATTTGAACCAATAAGGAATTGGGCGGAAGTAAAAGGAATATATCAAAAAGGTGATATTAAAACGCAATATGTAAAACTTCAAGAAGAAGCTGGTGAATTAGCTAAAGCAATTATAAATAATGATAAAGAAGAAATAATTGATGCTATAGGTGATTGTGTTGTTGTTTTAACAAGTATAGCTTATTTTAACAACGTAAGTATTGAGGAATGTGTCAATTCAGCATATAATGTAATAAGCAAAAGAAAAGGTAAAATGTTAAATGGTAGTTTTATAAAAAATAAATAATATGAGAGAATATCTAGCAAAAATTAAAATTCCTAATGAAATTAAAAATGAATCAATAGGATTTATAGGAGAAAAAATATTTGAATTGTGGTTTACTTATAACTTTCAAGACGAGCTTTTGTTTAAACAGCAAGCTGATATGGATTTAAAGCAAATAGATTTTGCTGATAGCAAAGGAAATACATATCAAGTAAAAACTACACAAAAAAAGACATATACATTTAATTGTGATTTAGAACACGCTAGTGAACATTTAAATAGTTCTATGTATGTTTTTATTCAAATACATGATAAACATGCTTACATTGAGCCTATATGCAAAAAAGAGGATGTTTTAATTAAACTTAAGAAATCTTTTATGCAAAAAAACTCTTGTTTTTTATATTCTAAAGATTTACTACAAAGAGAATTATTTATTTAATATGGAAGGATGGATAAAAATACACAGACAGTTTTTAAACTGGGAATGGTTTAATAAAAGCGAAGCAGTTCATTTGTTTATATATCTACTTTTAAAAGCAAATCACAAAGATGGAACTTGGCAAGGAATTGATATAAACAAAGGTCAATTTGTAACATCTTATGGTAAGATTTCTAGTGATACTGGAATCAGTTTACAGACTGTAAGAACACTTTTAAAAAAGTTTGAAAATACGAACGAAATTAACACACAAACAACAAACAAATATACTGTTGTAACTATCTGTAAATATGCAGATTACCAAAGCGAAGAAACTGAAACTAACACGCAACTAACAAGCAAACAACAATCAACTAACAAACAACTAACAACAAACAAGAATGATAAGAAAGAAAAGAATAATATAGAAGAACGCAAAAATGCTTTTGCTTTATCTCTTAATCCTTTTCTTGAAGCCTACGGAAAAGATATGCTGAACGAATTTTATTTGTACTGGACTGAACCTAATCAAAAGAATACTAAGTTGAAGTTTGAATTAGAAACTACTTGGTCATTAGAAAGAAGGTTATCTATTTGGTCTAAAAATTCAGTTAAATTTGGAGGCTCAGTTTCTAAAGCAGAAAAACCTAAATTTAATCCATATGGCTAAAGGTTACGAAATAACAAAGGCAGTTGATGTAATTAGTAAGTTATCTGATTACCGTAAAAACTACCATAACAAAGGGATGTATCTTGGTTGGGATAAATTACATGACCATTACTCAATGCAATTAGGTAACTGTACTGATTGGACTGGCTACCCAATGAGCGGAAAAACTCAGGTATTAATGGAGCTATTGCTTAATACATCTATTTGGTACGGATGGAGGCACTTGGTTTATTTTCCTGACGTTGGTTCAAACGTTGAAATAATAGCCGATTTAATCCATAAGAAAACAGGCAAATCATTTGACCCATTAAAAGACAACGCAATTACTGACAGTGAAATTACACGCGAGATTGATTGGATTACACATCACTTTTTAGTACTTACAAAAAAAGAAATAAAAGCTAAAATGACACCTATTGAGTTTTGGGACATGGCTGTAAAACTGAAAAAAGACGAAGGAATCCAAACAGCATCAATAGATAGTTGGAAGGATTTAAGCCACAATTACGCAGACTTTGGAGGATATGCTCAATATCTTGAATTTGTTTTACCATATAGAAACCAAATTGCAGAGGATAACGACTTGCATTTACACACAATTATTCACCCGAAACTAACTGAAAAGGAAAACGGCAAACGAAAGCCTCCAGTACCATACGATTTAAAAGGAGGTTCAGAATGGTTTAATTCAGGTAAGTGTATGATAACAGTACACCGTGAAGATTTAGAAAGCGGTATTGCTGAAATTTATTTTAATAAGATAAAGCCAAGAGCGGTTGGTGGTATAGGTAAAATTGACTTACACTTTGATGTTAAAAAATTCCGTTACTTTGAAGTTGAAAGCGTTGAGTATAATGGGTTGATTCATCACAATAAGAAATACGCAACAGAAAGACGAAAAGAACCACCTAAACAAACAGAAATACAAATAAACAACAGCTTGAATTACGTTAAGCCTGACGATTGTCCATTTTAAAAACAAGAACTATGATAAACGATTTAGACCATTTACTTACCCAAACACAAGTAAGCGCAATAATAGGCAGCTTGTCAATGGAGTTGAAGAGACTGGAGCAGTTAAACGAACCAAAACACGAACCATTTAGGATAGGTACAAAGAAACACCTAGAAGAAATGAAAGAGGTATTAATGCATTTGTTCGTCTCTGAGAAGGAATTAAACACATTAAAAAGCGTTAATTACAACCTACATAGGGAAAATATGGAACTGTCAAGAAAAGTAGAGCAGTTGGAGATAATGAACAACAATCTAATGAATGGAATCTAATGCCACGTTGTAAAAACTGCAAAGAGAAATTTGAGCCTTTACGCTTTAACCAAAAGTATTGCATGAATGAGGAATGTGTACGTGTTTGGGTTGAAACCGAAAAGCAAAAGCAATGGAAGGCTAAAAAAACACGGTTAAAAAAAGAATTGATGAGTTTACAGGACTATTTGAAAATAACGCAACAGGTATTTAACAAATACATTCGCCATAGAGATAAAGGAATGAGCTGTATATCATGCGGAAATGAGCCTAAAAAAGCAAACGCTGGGCATTATTTTAGTCAAGGTGGGCATTCAAATGTTAGGTTTAATGAGGACAACGTACACTTACAATGCGAACATTGCAATAGTTTTCTCAGCGGTAATTTACTGAACTACCAAATAGGAATCGAAAAGCGTATAGGAGGCGAAAGATTAATTGCTCTGCATGAACAAGCGCACACTACCAAAAAATGGACTATTCAAGAGCTAAACGAAATAATCGAAACGTATAAGCGTAAACTCAAAGAATAAATTTTACTGATTTTGTCATTGTATTTAAATTATCGTTATATTTGCGTATAACAAAAGCAAGAAAAATGAGGAATTATCTAGTAAATTACAGAGCTTTTTACGATGGTAAATGGCGAAAAGCAGTGAAAGTAGTAGCTGCGTACAGTGAATTAGATGCCTATGTAAAGGCGGACATTTGGCAACAATTAATAATCAATATAAAAGCAGAACAATGAAAAAGAAAGAGTTAACATTTGAAGAGGCGTTAGACCTAATAAACCCTATTACACCAGTTGAGCAAGAGCCTGAGGTAGTAGGTAACATCTATCAAAAGCTATGGAGAGCTAAACAAGAAATCGGTAAAGTAGTTAAGGGTAACGACAATCCGTTTTTTAAAAGCCGATACGCTGATTTAAACACCATTTTAGAAGCTGTTGAACCATCACTATTTAAACACGGTCTTATTGTGTTACAGCCATGCTTAGACAACATAGTAGAGACTAGAATAATAGACTGTGAGACTGGTCAGATTGTAGAGTCATCTTTGGTGCTACCTGAGATAACAGACCCACAGAAACGCATCGCAGCAGTTACTTATTTTCGTAGAGCTACGTTGCAATCACTTTTGAGTTTACAGGCAATCGATGACGACGGAAACACGGCTACCGAAGCTATTAAAACACAAAAGCCATCTATTACAGATGAGCGTTTAAAAGGTGCTATCACTTCTATACTGTCAGGTAACTACTCAGTAGACCAATTAAAGGGACAATTTCAATTAACTCAGGCGCAGTTGAACTACTTAAACTCGGAGATATGAATCCAAAGGAAAAAGCAATAGACCTATTTAATAAGTACTTTGACTTAGTAGAAGCGTACAGCGTAGAGCAGCAACATGATAATGCACGTACAGCCGCATTTGTTGCAGTAGACGAAGTTCTTAACGCATTACAGGAGCATAGTTGGAAAAATGATTTATTAATCGAATACTATTCAGAAGTAAATAACGAACTTAACAAGCTATGAAAGACTTAAAAATTAGATGTTCAGCCATAGGTAAGATAATGACTTCCCCTCGTTCAAAAGGGGAGGTTCTATCTGCCACTACAAAAACGTACATTAAAGAGCTTGTACTAGAACACAAATACGGAATAAAGAAAGAAATCAATTCACGCTACTTAGACAAAGGAAACCAAGTAGAAGACATGGCTATTGAATTAGCAGAACAGGCTTTAGAGTTAGGATTCGTCTTTAAGAATGAGTTGTACTTTGAAAATGACCATTTGACTGGCACACCTGACATAATCACGGACACATTAATTGTAGACGTTAAGTCAAGTTGGAACGGTACGACCTTTCCTATGTTTGAAGATGAGTTACCTAACAAAGATTACTACTGGCAGCTTCAAGGTTACATGGAATTAACTGGTAAGCATAACGCTATTGTTGCCTATTGTCTTGTCGATACACCTGAAGACATCGTACTGGATGAGATTAGACGTGTAGCATGGGCAAAGAAAGAGCTTGAGCCATCGGAAGAAACGGAACACGATGTACGTTCACAGCATGAGTTTAGCCACATACCAAAAGACAAACGAGTAAAAGCGTTTTTGGTAGAAAAAGACGAACACGCTATATGGCAAATAAAAGAACGAGTAGAACAATGCCGAGAATATTACACAGAACTATGGAACAAATAAGCGCAGTAGAATGGCTTGAAAATGAAATAGGAGTTAATAACATGGGAGATTTTTTAAAGGATAAAATCAAACAAGCTAAAGAAATAGAAAAGGCAGAATTAGAAAAACTAAAAGACTTTGACACATGGAAAGAATGGAAAAACGAAACCTTTAAATCAGAATAGAATGGAAGAGGATGAGTTTATAAATAGTGTTGTTGATTCTTTTCTTAATGGTAAGAAAGGTGTTAATTGGATGTGTCCTTTACCAGATAGTCCTTGGGCATCTTCAGACCAAATCATATGGGCAGGTGAAGCAGCAGATATTTTAATAAAAGAACACGGGTTTAAAAGGGAACTATTTAATATAAGTCAGGGATTGTATTCAGGTGCAATTAATTATAACTATTCTAATCAATAAAATATGGCAAAAGTAACTATTGAATTTGACAGCATCGAAGATAAAGAAGAAATGGAGATGTGTCTTAACGGCATGAAGTGGTATTTATTAGCATGGGAATTAGACCAGTATTTACGCAATAGATTAAAACACGAAAACCTGTCAGAAGATGCTTACAAGGCACTAGATGAGGCAAGGGATAAGCTACATGAGTTAAAAAGTGAAAATGGGTTGACCTTTGATTAATGGTATAGAATTAAAAAAAAATGAAATAATTTAATACTATAATCTAAAATAATTAGATTAAGTGATTAAAATTTTACAAATAAAAACAAATACAAATGGAAAAAGTAAACAAAGGAGCAATCTTTAAAAACAAACAAAAGACGAATGAAAAACATCCTGATTACAGAGGTAAAATTAATTGGGGTGGTAAAGAGATTGAGGTATCTATGTGGGTTAACGAAGCTAAGAGCGGAGAGAAATACTTTGCTGTAAGCCTTCAAGAACCATACAACAAAGACAACGTAACTACAACGATTCAAAACACATCGCAAAAGATCGAACAAGCAATGCAAGATATGGGAATGAATAACGATTTACCGTTCTGATATGTATATAAAAGACGAACAGTTAAGAAAAGACTTGAGTTTAATACTGCTAACGAAAACACGAAACCAAGTAGTAAAAGACATAAAGTCAACAGGTGTAAAAATGCACCAGTACAACATAGATAGGTTCTTATCTAAAAAGCCAGTATCAATTGATACACT